TATGAGTTGAACTATAAAATACTTAGACCAACTGAATATATAGAGACAGTTATCAATGAAGACAAAAAAGACAAACTCCTACAGATAGGTCTAAACTCAACCTTATTTTGTAAGCGTGAGGAAGACATAAATGTAGGTATAGATATAACTTATACAAGCAGCAACTACTATTATGGGGTAACATATTACCCTATGAACAATGCTGTTGGGATAAGATTTGGTTTCAATTTATTAAGGTTTTAAACATGACATTTAATACATTAGATACGATTATAACAGACCTATTGAATGTTATTAGGGCTGCTAATATATCTGCTAGTGAACAAATATCAACTAGACAGATAGAAGAGTGGATACACCAATACAGGGCAACCTTAATAAAACAAGATGTAGACAAGGGTAAAATACCAAACCCAGACTATATTCAAGAGATAGGTAATTTGGAACTTGAACAAGTAAATGCAGCTGGTGACGACCTATTAGCAGGTCAGCCTAGTAATTGGTTTGCATATAGGACTAAACTTGAAATCCCTAAGACTATAGACTTTAACTTTAAATCTGGTCTTACATTTGTAGGTACACCAGAAGGACATGAGATACAATATGTACCTGAGTCTAGGGTTAAGTGGCAACCATTTAAGAAATATACACCTGAAGATAAGTTGTGTTTCTTACACAATGGTAGGTTGTATATATATTCAGCTAAGGCTTTAAGGTTTGTGTCTCTACGTGGTATATTTGAAGTACCAACTGAAGTTAGTAGGTTTGTTAATCCAATAACTAAACAACCTTATGCAGGATACAACACTAAGTATCCTATACCTGCTAATATGGTTCCTATATTGAGACAAATGATATTACAGAATGAGTTGAGAATTGAAGCTCAGGCACCAACTGATACAACTAATAATAACAAATCTGACTTTAAAGGTCAAACATATCAACAAGCAAAAAGATAATTATGTATTTTGGTAGAGGTAAGAATAAGTATCAAAACTGTTATACAGTTTCAGACTTTTACAAATATTTGATGGAGAAGTTTGAAGACGACCCTAGATTTAAAGACCTGACTAAGAAAGAGTATATCACCATAATAAAAGAGTTCTATACTAAAGTTATGGATAGAATACTCTACAAAGCCGACACATTCACATTGCCTGAAAAGATGGGTAAGTTAAGTGTAGTAAAAGGTAAAGGTAGATTAAACTCATTAACAGTCAATTGTGTAGATTGGGTTGAAACTGTTAAACAAGGAAAGTGGATTTACAATTTGAATGAACATAGCAATGGTAATAACTATTGGTTCTTTTGGGATAAGACAAATGCCTTAATCCCGAATTTATATTTTTATAGATTTATACAACCTCGTGATGCTAAACGTTTATTAGCTAAGTTGATCAAAAGTAGAAAGTACGATTATTTTGAAAAAGAATAACATATAACATCATGATATACAAAACTACTAGTATAAAAAGGGTTATAGCAAAGGTATTTACAGACTTAAACTTGCAAGAAGAGACCCATAGGATTAGTGATTTTATAGAGTGGGGCGGTGAGGCTTTAGAGAAAATAGGCGCATTTCCCCAGTTTATCAACAAAGTTACAGGTAAAGATGGTTGTAGAATATTGGTATTGGAAAACTATCAATGTCAATTACCAAATGATTTTCACAGACTTATACAGATGAGTTATAGTGAAAACCCTGATGGACCATTTTACCCAATGAGATATGCTACTGGTTCATTTGATGCTGGTAGCAATGACAATAAAGATTTTAAACACAATCATTTCCCAGTATTTGCTGATGCAGATTTAGTTGTTATGGCAATGGATTTATACGACATGCCATACGATGAAGCTCATAAAAAGATTAATGATGACCCTATATTTAAGGCTAAAATAGGTGGTCTAATGGCTCAATTAACTAAGAAGAGACATGGTGAAGATGAGCCATTAAATACAACAAAGGATAAGACCTATTTGATTAATGGAGGCTTTATAAAAACAAATCAACGTACTGGGTTTATACAAATGGCATATCAAGCCATACCAACTGACAATGAAGGATATCCTTTAGTGCCAGATGATGTTAGTTTCCTTGAAGCAATATACTGGTATATAGTTATGAAACTATATTATCCTAAATGGGTTCAAGGAAGTATAAGAGATGAAGTCTATTATGATGCTAGGAGATCTTGGAATTTCCATTGTAAGCAAGCATATGGTAATGCATTATTACCTAACGCAGATCAATTAGAAAGCATCAAGAATGAATGGAATAGATTGAAGCCAGAACTACACGAATGGTCAACTGGTTTTTCAACTATGGGTGAACGTCAAATCATATATGATAATAATTAGCCATGGCTGTACAGAGTATTACATTTTCAGGTGGCATGAACAAAGACACCGATAAAGGTTATATAAAACAAGGTGAATACGTTGATGCTACAAATATTAGGGTTACCACAACAAAGGGATTGTCTACAGGGGCTGTAGAGAACATACGTGGTAGCAAATTGTTATACAACAAAACTCTTGATGGTTCTGTATGGTCTATTACTAACAAATTACCACCATACAATCAGCAAGGCACAAACTATAAGATTCTTGGGTATTGCTCCGTAGGTGATACCCTAGTTGTGTTTTCAAAGAATCTTGCTGAAAATCAAGAGGCTTCTTATATACATGCAGGTATAGTAGATCTACAAGATGAAACTATCATTAATTTTCATCTTGTGTATAGTGATATAGATAAAGAAGATAAGTTAAACTTTGATGAGAATCACCTCATTAAAGCAATAGGTAGGTATGAAACAGAGCATTTACAGAAAGTATATTGGACTGATGGATTAAATGAAACTAGGTATATAAATATAGCAGACCCTAATGTAAATAACTTAACTGTAGATAAGTTGTCATTTTTACCTAATGTTGAATTTACAACTCCTTATGTAACTAAGATTACAACAGGCAATATACCTACAGGTGTTGTATATTATGCATATCAGTTGTATGATAAATATGGAGCTGAGACTGCTATATCACCTTTGTCTACAAAAGTTAGTGTTGCCTCATCAAATTCAAAGAGCACTAGTTCTAAAGACAATTTTGGTGACTTAACTACAACTAATAGTGGTAAAGGGTTTGTTGTCACTGTAGATATACCAAGTGGGGTTGACTATAATCGTATAAGGTTATTTAGGATATATTATGAAAGTCAAGATACAACTCCTGCTATAAGTATTGCTGCAGAAGAACAAATAACTGGCTCTAGGGTTTCTATAGTAGATACTGGCGATACTTATGGAGAATATACAACAGATGAGTTTAATCTTGTTAATGTGTCTACAATGGTATGTCAAGATCTTGAGGTAAAAGACAATATCTTGTTTGCAGCAGGTATCTCTGAGACATATGTTGATATACCAGAGTCTTATGATTGCAGGGCGGTTAGGTTTAATTCATCTGGTGTTGCTAGTTTGGATGATGGGTTTGTTACAGTTAACTCAACAAGCTTAAGTTCTAATGAAGCATTCCAAGCAGCATACCCTATTGATGCAGATGGCATAAACCCATTTAACGAACTTAACTCTATAGACGATCCTAACAAGCAATATAAATATATGGCCAACGGTACTACTCTTGGTGCTGAAGGACCAAATATAAAGATAGGGTTTACAACAGAACCAATGATAATTGATGACAATATATCAAATTGGTATGGTTGTTTTGTTAGGTCTGATAATAGCAATGAAGCTGGGTCTTACGGTAATTATGCTAATGCTGTAAAATCTGGTAAAGCTTGTTGGCAAAGAGATGAGACTTATAGGATATATATTGTATTTTATAATAATAGAGGTCAACACTCATTCCCTCATTGGATATGTGATTTAAGAATGCCATCATGGAAAGATTCTATGAATGGTACAAACTATTTATCAAGAGAAGTTGATAATAAGATTGAGACATCTCTTTTGTATCCTTACTTTGAATTAAAGAGCATGCCTGATGGTTTCTGTGGTTATCAGATATATAGATGTAGAAGAACTATTTCAGATAGGACTATACTTACTCAAGGGGTTGTATTGCCTATAGAAAGAGATTTAGAAGGTGGTGATTTTTATGTTCCACAACTTTTAGATTGTGAGATTTCTAGTGCATCAAAGAGTGGTAATTTGATGTATCGTTGCGTATATCCAGAACTATTATATACTAAATCTGAGCAGTTGCCACTAGAAGGATCTTTTCTTGAAGTTGTTGGCACACATGACCTTGGTTCTAATTATAGAACCCACATTGCATCTAGTTTGAATTTACATGACAATACAGAATATTGGAATGTTCTTGCCATGTGTAAAGCGGTATCAATGACTCCTGTTTTAAACAGTGGGAATAAGGCTAAAGTCTTAGAAGAACAAGTAGTTTCTTTTGGCTCTAAAGATATATCTCCTGTTTCTAATTTCCATTATAGAAATTGGTATCATAGCTGGGAAAAAAAGTGGTATCAATACAATAGATCCAGACATACATGGTATGGCTCCACTTCTTCTATAATTGTGGCAAAGAGATTGTATAACCAATTCACAAGTATAATAAACAATTACACCCCGATAGTTAATTATAGGGTAGATAATAGTACTAGTATATATGGTGGTATAACATATGAGAGTAGATACAATGATGCATCATTACCTTGTAGTGATATATCATATGCAACTGAAACTAGACTTATAGCATATGGTGGTGATACATATATTTGTCCTTTTGAGGTTGTAACAAATATATATGACTTGGCTGATATGTTAAATAAAGAAGGAAACGCTAGATCTGCTTATAATTGTATATTACATGTACCGATAGAAACTTCTATAAATATAAATTTCCAATCTAGTAAGTCTATGCCTTCTTATATGTTTGCTGGTGACTATTCTTCTACTGATCTTAATGTGTTTGACCCATCACTTGTTAGAATGACACAAGAGGTTGCTGGTACTTGGGAATCTGTAACATCTTTAGATGATGGTAAGTTACAGTATGTACAGAACGATGCTCTATATGAATACAACCCAGTATATTCACAGCAATCTATAGTTAAAGAACTTGTTGCTAGAGATAAAGATATAGATCTTATAGAAAAATTCCCATTTACTATAAAAGCCTCTGGAAAGAAACAGACTGGTGAATTTAGTGATTCATGGGCTAGATTTGGTGGTAATGAATCTATAGAAGTTGATAGTGAGTATGGAAAAATATATGCAATAAAGAACTTTAGTGATAAGCTATTCTACTTCCAAGAAAAGGGGTTTGGGGTTGCACAAGTTAACCCTCAGTCCGTAATACAAGACAATAATACTTCTGCCTTAGTCTTAGGTACAGGTGGTGTGTTGCAGAGATTTGATTATGCATCTACACACTGTGGTTGCTCAGATAAGTTTAGTATTATAACTACTAAGGCTGGTATGTATTGGTTTGACAGATTAAATAAGACTGTCTACAGATTATCTGACGGTTTATCTGATTTGGCTATGGAAAATAAAATAGAATCTTGGTTTAAATATTGCAAGCTCTTTGACGCTCGTTCCAGCAACAACTATGTCAATGAGGACTTGCAATATTTTTATTCTATAGCTACTAAGGATATATTGAATGGTGATATTTTATTTTCATTTGTTCCTACAACCTATTTGAA